CAATAGAAGGCAAATCTTCTCTAGACATTTTATTAGTAACCTATTACTTTGGGATTTCTCTCCCTGTCTTATTATTTATCTTCTTCCTTTAGTCCAGACTTCAACATTTTTGCTAATTCTGCTGTAGAACCAACAAAAAGTGCATTATTGACTGTAGATGGGCCTTTTGCTTGTTTTTCTTCTTCCACATCTTTGAGTTTTTTCTGCAGTTCCATCAATTTGTCTGTAGCATCAGCAACATTCTTAATTAACTGTCCAGCAACCTCATATGCCCTTGGCATTTCACTTTCTTGCGCAAGTTCAAGAATACCATTAATTGCTTCTTGTCCTTTTTCAATCAAAGAATAAAGATTTCCTCTGGTATATTCATAATCTTTCTTGATATCATCTTTAGATATATCAGGTTTTTCCTTTGCAGGTTCAATTTTTTCAACTTCTTGAGAAACTATCTCTCCAGTAACGTTGAAAGTATCATTTAAGTCATCGAATTTTTTTGTCATTTTCATAATTAACCACTAAATCCAAAGTCGTCGCCAATTTCAATCAATGCATCATCTGCAGTAGTCAGCAGTTTGATTTCTGCACCAGAAACGTGTGATTCTGGAGTTGTACCGTCTTTACCTCTTTCAACTTTGATTTTGGTTCCAGATATAATTTCAAGAACATACATTTCCTCGTTGTCAATGACAATGTAACTTGCGTCTGGAATAACTGAGGAATCTCCAACCTCAATGTACTTGGCAGTACCACCAACGTCACTGGAAAGATTAGTTACGACGTTATCAGTGTAACTCTTGATTGCTCTTGGTTCAACGGAGTATGTAATATCTCTTGTTGGAGTCTTTGTAGTATCTCCAGCAACATAACCAATAGAAACTTTCTTGATAAGATCTTTGGATGCGTTTGCAGTGACTGGGCCAAACAGATATGTCTTTGCAGTAAATCTGATTGTGTAATAAAGAGCCCTTCTTGTTGTAAAGTCTCCCTCATAATCATCTTGCATTGAAATATTTTCAATAACAATTGGAATATCTCTTTTCTCTCCAATTGATTCTACTAAATCAACTGTTAAATTATATGATGGTTGGAAGTATGGAAGAATTTGCTCAACGATTTGAAGCATATCATCATTCAATTTTGTATAAATTGACAGTTCAAATGCCATGTTATAGGGAACAGGCATGTATGCTTTTTTGACTTGTGTCTTATCGTCTGGATTTGTAGTTAAAAATGTTTGAGTCGCAGTTACTTTTCTAGTTGAATCATATTGCAATCCAACAAATTCAAATGACATTCTAGGTAATGTCAATTGAACCTTCTTGCTTAAATCTGCCGATTGTTCAATTCTTGCTAAAAACTTTTGAGTAGGCCCATACGCAAGTGGGACTTTAATCACACTTGTGGTATTATCAGAAGAATCCGTATGCTTAATTTCAATATTGTTAAATAGAGTACCAAAGGTTACAATGGTTCTTCTTAAGATTTCGTGATAAAAATACTCAAACATAGTATTACCTACTCTAATTAATCAATACTTAAAGATAAAAGTATTTATACTATGGTGTTCCGAATGGATTTACCTCACTAAAATCGATAATTGCATCAGCTTCCGTTTCTATCACGTCATTATCTGGGTAATTATTGACAGTATTGTATTCGTTGATGACTCTCAACTGATAAGTTGCACCACTTTCGGAACCAGTGATTGTTTCTCCAACGACAAAATCTCCAGTTACGTTAGAAATATTCAGTTCATTTGTAGATGCATTCCAAGACTTGACAATTGCAGTTATTCCGCTAGAAGAACCTGTAACCGTTTCTGTATCAATAAAGTCGCCACTTCCTGCGGTATATGGAGAACCAATGGTGACTGTTGGTGTTTCGGTGTATCCAGCACCAGCATTTGTGATGTAAATATTGGAAATAGTTCCTGCAGAACTTACTACAGCAATACCACTTGCAGTTGTTCCGAGTCCTGCAAGTCCTGTTGGAGCACTGAAGGTTACTGAAGGTGCAGTGGTGTATCCAGAACCACCAGAAGTAATTGTTACAATACCAATGGTGTTATCAGAAATTCTAGTTGTTGCTGCAGCTCCAGTTCCTGGATTTGTAGAACTTGGAATAAACACGATACCTGGATTTACTGTATATCCAAAACCTGGGTTTGTAATATAAACTCCTTGAACCTTAGATCCTACCTGAGTTCCATCACAATTGGTTATGCCACTGATAAGTGTTGAGATGCCAGTTGCAGTTCCTCCAGAGGATGGAGAAGATGAAATAGCAACTGTTGGTGCTGCAGTATACCTTTCTCCTCTAGAAGTAATAGTAATTTGATTGACAGCGCCAAATGCAATGAATCCAGTGATAGCAGTTGCAGTTACACCCGCTCCTACAAGAGTAAGAGTTTGTAGATTTGCTTCTGTACTTACACTTTCATCAATTTCTTCAATACTAGTGTCAATAATTTCATCTTCGTATCTGAAGAGTTCACATCTTAATTCGTATGTGTAATTCTTTTGGAGTTGGTAGAATGGTTTTTCGTGCTCTACAAACTTAATTTCAAATAATCTATCTCCAAGAGGGAACCAAATCAAATCTCCTTCTTTTGGCCTCGTGGATAATTTGACATTTGGAATATTCTTAATCAGTGGAGAAATGTAAAGTTCAAATCTTTCTTTTGAGATAGTAACAGTCAGTTCATTGGTTGCTTGTATTCCAAACTTCGACAGCAACTGCGTATTATCTCCATATCCTTCGTAATTATTGACATATGCTTCTATCGGATATGCATTATCAAACTTAGACTCAATTACTTCTCTTAATACAGTCTTTTCAGTTACATATTGTCTTGGCAGATAGTATACTTCAACACCATACATCCTCAACTGTTCGTTGATTAAATCTTGAACTAGATTTTGTTCGCCAGATGAACCTTGAAGAAAGAATGGGTTTAGCATACGTTTAACCAATCATGTCCAGAGGTGGTAATTCATAAGTATTAGACATTTTTTCCATGATTACATCAATTTCCTTTTGTGCATCATCATAGATTTGTCTTCCATTCAACTCAACACCACCAGGAAGTTTTACTCCTTGGAATTTGATTAGGTTTTGTCCCCATTGACGTTTTATTAATGAGGTTAGATATGGCTTTAAGAAGGAGTCATTCCAAACTCTAGCATAATCATTTGGATTTAATGCTCTATAACAATCCATGATGAGATAATCGCCCACAGTCAAACTGCCCCAATCAATATCAAGATATAATCTATCTTGTCTTTGATTAAATCTTATTTGCTTCTCTGTGGTTAATAAGAAATCAATATCTTCAAGATATGTTTTTGTCATTGCATATGTGAGAAGTTCGGTAGAACCCCAATAGTAAATATCATTCAAAAATAGTTGATACTTAACACTGAACATATTATTTGTTACAGTGTTTGAACCATCAAAGTGGAATATTTTTTGAACTCCAATCACTGCTGGAGGAACTTGAAGATAATTGCTATTTTCTTTCCAGTTAAAATCTACATTTGCTCCATCAATAGTTGCAGATGCTGTTGTTGTTACAATTCCAACATTTGTGTTATTTGGAGCTCTTCCTCTATCAATATCTGCTTGTGTTACTTGATATTTTAAAAACATCTGAGTGACACCATCAAAGTGTCTCTCTTGGAAAAACTGAATGGCATCATCTACAAGATCATCAATTTGCTCATCGGCAACGTTAATCTCTAGAACTGGAGCTCCCAGTTTTCTTTTGCAATAATCTATTAACTCTTGTCTAGTAGATGGTTGTGCCATTTACGTAATACCTCTAGGTAGTATTTATGGTGCTGCTGATACAACAGGTTTTACAATAACGTTTCCTTCAACGATTCTGTAAATTGTTGAGCCAGAACTCACCAAAACGTCATAAACATATCTACCTTCTTTCAGATTTCTTGTATCAGTTGAACCTAAGGAAATTTGAACCTTTCCTCCAGCAGCACTTGTAAACCCAACATTAAAACTAGTTGTTATTCCAAGAGTAGCTCCAATAGAGACACTCTTTGACATTGAAGATGAACCAGTGTATCCTTCAAAATTGTATGCAGTTCCATTGGGACGTGTTACTACAAACGTATTTGAAAAATCTGAACCGCCATTAATTGTTATATTAGAATTAAATGGAGTTCCAGCATTCACATCAAAAG